GAGAATTTTCTAGACCTATATTGTGTTCTAAGTGCCATACATGATAGCCACCTCTCGGAGATGTTTTTTGAATTTTTAATGTTGCATATTTAAAATCTTTTATACCATAAGCATCTTTAATGCCTGTTTCATTTTCATAATGTTTTAACGCTAAATCAAAATTTGAAACCATAGGTTTTAGTGTTTCAATCCATTCTTCTAAATTAGAAGCCTCTCCAAAATACTGCAAATCTTTTTTCTCGTTTAAAGGGGCTTTTTCAAATGCTTGTCTTGAAACTGTTTTTTTAAAATTGTTTTGTTGATTAAAAAAATTTATTGCTTGTGAGCAATCTATATCAGAAATATAGTTGTCATAAATTCCTATAAAATGATTTATTGAATTTTTACGTTCAATCATTAATTAAGCATAAAAAAATTAATAAGAACTATAAGCTGTTGGTCTTGCACCTATTCTCGTAATTTTTTCTGACTCTGTTTCAGTATGTGTTAAGTTTCCCTCTTCATCGTAAGTATCTCCATTATTATTATCCCAATCATTTTGTAATTTAGCTAAATGTGCGGAGTCCCATTTATCAACAAATTGTGTTCTGAAATTTCCTAAATCTGCATCTGTCCATGTAGCATGGGGTGTGTCATCTCTGTACTCAACAGTATCGTTATAATCGTGGTCGTCATCTTTATACTGAATAGCCCAAACATTATCCCATTTAGATTGATTCCAAAAATCGTCATCATCAATATCATAAGCAACAGACGAAACACCATCAGTGCCTTTCATTGTATGATTAATAATTCTTTTGTCTTCAAATACTACTGTCCAATGTGAGTTTGTTGCCATTTAGTTACCTATGTTTTAATTATATAAACTACTGCTAAGTAAGGCTGTAATACTGAAGTTGAATCTCCAGTAAAATTAGCACTCATGTTGTGAGAGTGTCCACCACCCGACCCAGCATTATTTGTGTTATAAAATGTTTGACTTTGTAGTGCATCTCTAGTTGGTGCGTATCCACCACCAGAAAAAGCATTTACAAAATAAAATTGGTGGTCGTGAGATGCAAGTTGAGATTCTGATAAAGTTGCGTTAGCTGTTGAACCAGCAATATTACCTGTAGTTTGAACTGTATTTGCACCCCCTGTTGATGCTAACGCTTTGTTGTTTGATTTACCAACTGCTACGTTGTCAGCAAGGTCTGGTAGTCCAAAAGTCGAAGAACCATCTCCAGAACCATAAGTTGTGCCTATGATAGCAAATAATGCCGAGTAAGTTGATCTTGAAACATTTGACCCATCACACTCTAAAAAACCTGATGGAATAGATGCAGAACCATAAGGCACGATAGTGCCTGTAGATACACCACCTATTCCTGTTATATTCTGTCCATCAAAACTGTATTTTAAAGCCTCATAATTACTCATTTTATTTCTCCATTAATAACCAACCTTGAGTGTTGTCGTAAAACACTAAACCAAAAGAGGCTCTTTCTGTTGCAACAGTTAAATCAGACGCATCGCCCATTATTGGTTTTCCGTTTCTTCCAACTGTTAAATTATTTGTATCAAATGTTGCATTAGCATCAACAAATCTTATTTCATCTCCTATCGTTGGCGAAGCGGGTAAAGTTGCTGTAACTGCCCCACCTGATGTATTAACAAAATATCTTTTTTGTCCCTCTGCTGTAAATGCTGACGATTTACTTTCCCAAACTTTTTTTCCACTTATTGTGCCTGAAGCTGATACGTTCCCAGTGATTGTAGCATTTCCAGTTATTGTAACATTTCCTGTGCCTGTAATATCGTTAGAGTTTAAAGATAAATCTCCACCAAGTTGAGGAGAGGTGTCATTTACAATATCAAAAGTAACTGTACTATCTATAAAATTTATAGTGTTTGCAGAGGTATTGACAGTTGCAAAAGAAATATCATCTGAGCCGTCAAAGAATTTTATCTCTAAAGAATTTGAACCTGAATTGGTTGTATCCAGCCAGATCGTGCCTTGCACTGCTGACGATGGTCTTGAAGTTCCAGCGTGCATTGAATTCAAAGCACCTAAAATATTATTTAATTCGGTTCGGAAACTACCGAATGATTGGTTTGCTAGTGATACATCTGTAACTTGTGACATAATTACTTATAAACCTTTTTTAAGTAGATTTCAAACCATAACCAACTGCTTGAAAATCAAATTGTTTGTCTATTATTGTATTACTACTATTTTTAAATGTGATGTCAAACCCACTTTTTGATTTATTTTCTAAAACCATAAAATCTCCTGTAGATAAATCTTGACCAGTAACAATTATATTGGGGGTTGCGTAAAAACTATTAGTAAAAGTGACAGATTTTGTAGATGTGCCAGACTGAACATCATCTCCAGTTTCAGTTCTTTTTTCAAAAACTAATTTTACTTGCAAACCATTTACAAGCGATCTGGCGTTGTTATCATTTGAATTTAGTAAAGCCCTAAATTTAAAATATCTGCCTTTGAATGTTCCTTGTTGTGCAATAGTAGTAAATGAAGATATATCGCTTAGTCCTGTAGTAGAACTTCCAATTTGAATAACAGCAGAATTATTGGTAGGTGCATTTCCATCAAAAGGTGCACGAGCATTGTCAAACAAACTTGCCCCTCTACCACTATCAAACAAATCGTAAGGGTCGTCAGATTGCATACTTAGTTGAACTTGGAATGTTGCGTCATAAATAGCATCTAAACTATAAGTATTATTGAATATGTAATTACCAGATGATGTAATATTGTTATCTAGACCGCCTGTATCAAAAAGAAATCCTGATGTATCAGCGTCATCAAAATTTCCTGATCTGTCGTCAAAAAGTGAAGTTGTATCCAAAGTAATTGCTGGATTATTGTTGTTATCTGTTGTCAAAAAAATGTTTGAAAAAGTGCCTGTAAAACTTGGTTGTTCAGTGATTGTATTGACTAAAGTAAAAGCATCTAATTGGGTCACATTTGAGGATATAATCGCTGGGTTTGCGGACTCATTTCCCAATTTATCAACTGCTTTTATATATAAATGATAAGGCGGATTTATTGTATTTATTGTTACACTGTTAGATTTTCTTCTTGGTACTTGCACTAAGTTTGTCGTATTAAACCACTCTGTTGTTGATACGCCTGTTGAGTATCTTATTTCATAAAATTCAATATCTAAATCTTCAACCGCAGTCCAACTCAACTGCATTTGATTTGAACCAACCATAGAAATATTAAAATCTGAAACGTCTGCGGGTGTATCTGTAGCACCAATTATTTTTCTAGTTGCTGATACAAATGTTGATTTAGAACCAATAGTAGAAACCGCCCTTACCCTTACTTGGTAAGTAGCCTCATCAATTACATTTAAATGTTGATAGTTTAATGTTTTACCAGTTGCTACCTCTCTAAAAGAATCAGTGACAGCATTTCCGTCTGGGTCTAAAGTTTGTTTTATTTGTACTTCATAATTATCAACAAATTTGTCTGGCGATACACCTACTGTTATTAATAGTCGAGTAATTACAATCCCATCTGCATATTCAACAAGTTCATCATCTAAAGACACGCTTGCTGGTGGAGACACACTAAAAGGGTTTGGTAAAGTAGTATCTGGTATTGTTGCGGGTGCAACTTGTGTTCCAAAAGCATAATAACTGTCTTGGTGTTCTGAACATTGTAAAGTTACTGTATGATCTGTATTTAGTGTCATTCCTTGAACACGAAATGGTTTAGCTGAGAAGCTTGGCGTGGCGTGCGTGACATTGACTATATCTCCAATGCTTAAATCTAGTGCTGTCGCATCTGCTTTTATATTTATATCTAAACTTGTTCTAGAACGTCTTAAAATTACCTCTGCCATCTCTTGAGCCTGATGTGGGTCTGTCAGCATAGAAAAATCAAAACGACCCTCTAATAACAAGCCTCCATCTGCTGTTTGCATATTAGAAAAAGTATCTGCACTTGCTAATCCTGTTTCATCTACGGGGGGAAATTGTGCGGTATCAGATTGATACGATTTATTTGGATTAATAAAATTAACTACAACTCTGTTATAACGAGAGTTTTTATTTTTACTTGTTACTTGAATACCACCTAAAATGTTATCCTCTGTAAGGGTAATAGCGGCTGAACCAGAACCCTCTACCAATATTTTATACTGACCACCACTAAAATTTAAAAATGATCTTGAGCCTCTTACAAAATCTTTAACATTATCTATAGCTTTTTTAGATGTATCAACCACTGTGTGACTATCCATCAAATCTATNGTACTTGCACCAGAATAAGGCGTTATATCAGTATCGCAAACGTCACCAGCCACTTGCCAATCAGCAAAATTTGAATCAAAATAACTGTTAGGTATTCCCATGCCAAATCTATCATCTCGTAAATAATCTAATAACTGATAAATTGGATTATCTGAATATTCCCATGTGCTTGATGTATCTGCTCTATGAGAACCTGAACCACCAGTGACAGTGCCATCTAAATTAGGATTATAAACTTTTTTACCTTTGACTATTGCATTTACAGTTGGCAAAGAACCAAACGCATCAGGATTCCACTTAAATTTTAAAGCTATGTAAGCCAGCCCACGAAGTCGGTGGTTCGATGTCCATGATGATAAACCTGATAAAAGGGTA